GAGTACGAGCAGCAGCAGTTCATCGGTCTGCTCCAGACGCTGGGGCCAAATACGCCTGTGCTGCCGCTGATCTTGAAGGGCATCTTGAACAACTCTAGCCTGACAAACAGGTACGAGTTGATCAGCGCACTGGATCAGATGTCGCAGCCTGATCCGCAGGCACAGCAGATTGAGTTGGCCAAGCAGCAGTTAGCTTTGCAAGCCGCGCAGGCGCAGATTGCTGTCAACACTACGCAGGCAGAGCAGAACCGTGCAGAGGCTGCTAAGTTGATGACTGAGACGCAGTTGATGCCGCAAGAGGTTCAGGCCAAGGTCATCACGGCTACGACTAAGAATTTGCCTGCTGGCAACGAAAGCAACGAGTTCGACAAGCGGGTCAAGATTGCCGAGCTCATGCTCAAAGAGGCAGACATCAAGAACAAGTCCAAGATCGTTGAACTACAGATGGCTGATAAGCTGTCGGCAGCCGCCAAGACCGAAGAAGATTTCTTGGAAGAACTGACAAACGGTTTGAAGCAAAATGCCTAACGTCAAAGACCTTCTTCGTAAGATCGAATCCGGAGATATCTCCTATGAAGAGAAGCTGGCCGCTTTGGCGCAGGTTGAAGCCTCTTTGCAGGAACTGAAAGCAAAGAAGGAAGAGCGCGTCAAGTTCAACGTGCAGTTGATCATCGACGAGATCAAAAAAGTCAAGCAAGACGTTCAAGCTCAGCTTGATTACGCTCGATCGATCGTCCCAGAGCGCGGCCCTAAGGGCGACCAGGGCGAGCGAGGTGTTGATGGGGCACCTGGCCGCAATGGCGTAGACGGGCGAGATGGACGAGACGGCAAAGACGGACAAGACGGGCAAGACGGCGTTTCGGTTACGGGCGCCAAGATCGACTTTGACGGCAGTCTGATCATCACTCTCTCGACTGGGCGAGAGATTAACGTGGGTGAGGTCGTTGCGGCTGATCTGGCCGAGAAGATCCGCGTCACGATGTCCACCAACTCCACGGTGGCCATCCAAGACGAAGGCTCGACCATCACCTCGGGTGTTCGCAACATCAACTTTACCGGCTCGGGCGTCACGGCCACGGCGTCGGGCGACAGCGTGACGGTGAATGTCTCTGGCGGCGGTGTAACCAGCGTCACCGGCACGGCCCCTGTCGTGTCTAGTGGTGGTACAACCCCGGCAATAAGCCTTGCAGCGGGCTACGGCGACACGCAGAACCCTTATGCTAGCAAGACTGCAAACTTTTTTCTTGCTGCACCAAACGGTTCGTCAGGAGCTCCTGCGTTCAGGGCAATTGTTGCGGCTGACATCCCCAGCACCATCACCATCAGCAACAAGACCAGTGCTTACACGGTGGTGGCTGGTGACCTCGCCACGGTCATCAATTGCACTGGTTCAACAAGTTTTACGGTGTCTCTGACGGCTGCTGCAACCTTAGGAGCGGGTTTTAACGTCACCATATGGAACAACACAACTACGACAGCAATGGCTGTCACCATAGATCCAAATGGCGCTGAAACTATAGACGGGCAAGCAACATTGATTTTGCGCCGTGGCGAGGGAATGCAGATCGTTTGTAACGGAACGAATTGGCAGATCGGCAATAAGAAAGTCATGCGCGGGTATGTGGAAAACTACCCCGGTACATCCAACAGACCAATTGCAACTGGTAACTATTCTGTTGCTATTGGTGAACACGCTACAAGCACAACGCAAGCCACAGACACATACGCATTAGCAATTTATGGCTCCGCAACAGCAGCGAGATCTACTGCAATTGGGCAAAACTCAAATTTGCAACTAGCAACTACTGTTACTGGTTCAGGCGCAATGGCCCTCGGCGGTTCTTACGCATCAGGCGATGATGCTTTTGCTGCTGCCGTGGCGAACAATACAAGTAGCTATGGGGCTCGTGGGACAAACAGTATTGCTATTGGTCAGACCGCAAACGCTTCAGCAACAAATGCTGTAGCTATTGGGAAGTTGGCGTCAGCCACTGCAACGGGCGCTTTAGCAATAGGACCAGCAGGAACTGCAACAGGCTATGGCGCGTTAGCTTCTGGCGAGAATAGTGTTGCAATGGGCGATGGTGCTATATCAAGCGTCTACGGAAAATTTGCCTACTCTCAGCGTGGTTTTGGAAATGCTGGAGATGCCCAATACGGTAATTTCGTGCTGATTGCCCCGACAACAGATGCTACTGCTACACGCTTAACAACAAATAGAGGGGCTTCTGGGACAACCTCCAACCAAGCCATCCTATCCAACAACTCTGCGTATGCTTTCACTGGGACAGTTGTTGCCCGTAGGCAAGCCGCTGGCGGCACTGCATCGGCGGCATGGAAAATTGAGGGTTTGATCCGCAGGGAAGGTACAGCCGCTAGCACAACGCTTGTGGCCTCCACGGTCACAACTATCAGCAACGTCCCTGGTTGGACACTAGCGCTGTCGGCAGACACAACTAACGGCGGTCTTGCCGTTACTGCCACCGGCGCAGCCGCCACCAACATTCGCTGGGTGGCAACCATCCAAACATCTGAAGTCACATACGCTTAAAGAGGCACATCATGGCAATCCAAATCGACCTCTCGACCTCGCAATATGGCGTACCATTTGCCGGTGCTTACTTTCGAATCGTCACCGCAGCCGTGAGCCGCACCCGCGATGCCGTCAACCGCCACAGTGTAATGATTGACGTTGCAGGTTACGCCACACAGCCAAGCACTGACGACACCCGCGACGTTGACTTCAGGCGCTATCACTGCCCGTTGAGCGAGGTGGAAGCAATGACTGGCGACACCTTCTTGGCCAAGTGCTATGCCTGGACAATGCAGCAGGCTGACATGGCTGGATCGCAAGCCGTTTAAGGGTGTGGGTTGAGGGATTAGCAGTGGAAGCTACGGGAGATGAGTGATGGATCTTGGAGACATTGACCCCGTTAGGTACGGCGTTCTGTGGGAGCGCGTACAGACGATGGACAAGAAAATGGACAAGATGGAGCGCCAGATTGAAGAGCTGCTAGCCCTTGCCAACAAGGGGAAAGGCGGCTTCTGGATGGGCATGACCATCGCCAGTTCTTTTGGCGCGGCTGTAGCCTGGGTGGCCGGCCACTTCAAAGGGGGCTGAAATGGTTGACCCGATCACCGCCCTTGCTGCCATATCTTCGGCAGTCCAGCTCGTCAAAAAGGTTTCTAAGACCGTTGACGACGTTGCATCGCTTGGGCCGGTGCTGGGCAAGTACTTTGACGCCAAAGAACAAGCCATCGAGGTAGTCAAGCAAGCCAAGTCTGGAGGTTTCAAGGGATCTGCACTGGGTCAAGCACTTGAGTTGGAAATGGCGCTTGAGTCTGCTCGCGAGTTCGAGGAGCAGGTCAAGATGCTGTTCTTCCAGTCGAACAAGATGGACGTGTGGATGCGAATCACGGCCAGAGCCAAGCAGATGGAGATCGACGCGGCTCACGATGCGCGTCGCAAGAAGGAAGCGGCCAAGCGGCGTGAGGCCGAGATTGAAGAGGTCATCATCCTTTTGATTGGCCTTGCTGTTGGCGGTGCTGCAATCGCAGTCACCATCTGGGCTGTGGTAACTGGGTTCAACTGGTAATGAATAGATCAGAGCTTGAGATCATCATTAAACAACGTGCCGCGATCACGGTCACGATCTTTGCCGCTTTGCTGGCCATCAATACCATGATTGGCAACAGCAACTCCAGCAAGGTTCTGACCAACACTATCGCTGCCAACAACATGTGGGCTTGGTATCAGGCCAAGAATGTGCGTTCTGTGGTCTACGATGTAGCAGGACGCGAGCAAGACTCTGCAAGAATGCGCCAGGACATGGAAGAGATTATGACCAAGGCCAAGAATTTAGAGACGGAGCGTGATCGTGCAAAAGAGCGTAGCCCGTTCTATACCTATGCTGGAGCAGCTCTCCAGATTGGCATTGTCCTATCTACAGCAGCCATTTTGGCCGTTGCTATGCCTCTGTTCTGGGGCAGTGTAGGAACAGGACTACTGGGTGCCGCGATGATGTATTGGGGTTTTTATGTCGCCTGAACTGCAAAGGTACTATGAGAGCCGGTTTGACATGTTTGCCAGCCAGGGGTGGCATGACCTCATGGAGGATGTTGACAACATGTTAAGCAGCCTGAATAATATTTCCTCGATAGAGGATGAGAAACATTTACAATTCAGAAAAGGTGAGCTTTCTATCCTTACATGGCTGAAAACCTTAAAGAAGGTCAGCGAGGACGCGTATGAGGATCTGAGCGATGAAACGAATGTATGAATTTGTCTGCGTTTGCGGGCAGCGCACTGAGAAGTTGGTCGGTTATGAGACGGCTACTGTTCAGTGTGGATGCGGCGGTACAGCCAGCCGCGTCATAAGCGCTCCGAAGTTTAACTTGGAGGGGTGGTCTGGGAGCTTTCCGTCTGCACACGGGCGGTTTGAGCATAGACACGTTGAAAAGTTGAACGCGGAACGTAAAGCCAACTCATAAGCCTACGGTAGCCGAGTTGAATCTCCTACAACCTTTTTGGCAGGAAACATAATGCTGATAGACCAAGAATCGGATTTGCCGAGCGAACTGGAAGTACAGGAATCTAAGTCTCAACTCCCTGACAAGTATCGGGATAAGAGTTTGGAAGATGTAGTGCGGATGCACCAGGAGGCTGAAAGGCTGATTGGCAAGCAAGCCCAAGAAGTGGGCGAAGTCCGGAAACTGGCTGACGAGCTTATCAAACAGAATATTGGATCGAAACAGCAAATTAGAGAGGAAGAGCCAGAAGTAGACTTCTTTGAGAACCCTCAGAAAGCGGTTCAAGCGACCATAGACAAGCATCCGGACGTTCTTGCTGCCCGTCAGGCCAGCATGGAGTTCAAGAGGATGCAGATTCAGCAGAAGCTGACGCAAGAGCATCCTGACTATGCCAATATTGTTGGCGATGCTGAGTTCCAGAACTGGGTGAAGTCTTCATCCGTGCGTTTGGGGCTGTATGCGAAGGCAGATGCTGAGTTTGACTATGAATCTGCAAATGAACTGTTGTCTACCTACAAAGAGTTGCGTGGCGTCAAGGCCCAAAAGGCTGGACAGGCAAGTGATGCCAGTCGCGCCAAGAGCATGAAAGCAGCGCAAGTTGATGTGGGTGGTTCTGGAGAGAGTTCCAAGAGGGTTTACCGTAGGGCAGACCTCATTCGGCTGAAAATGACCGATCCGGCCCGCTACGAATCCTTGAGTGATGAAATCATGCAAGCATACGCAGATGGACGGGTCAAGTAACCATCTTTTTTTTGGAGATTTAACATGCCTAATACCGCTTTTTCCCCAACCAATTCGGTAACCACCACCTCGGCAGCGAATTTCATCCCAGAAATCTGGAGTGATGAGATTGTTGCTGCCTATAAGAAAAACCTCGTCCTGGCCAACGTGGTCAAGAAGATGTCTTTCAAAGGCAAAAAGGGTGACACCATCAACATCCCTAGCCCAGCCCGTGGCAATGCCTCGGCCAAGGTGGCAACTGATGCTGTGACGTTGATTGCAGAGAGCGACACCCAGATTCAGGTGCTGATCAACAAGCACTATGAGTACAGCCGCTTGATCGAAGACATTGTTGAAGTGCAGTCGTTGACCTCGCTGCGTTCTTTCTACACGGAAGACGCGGGCTATGCCTTGGCGAAGCGCATCGACACTGACTTGGTTCAACTGGGCCGCGCTTTCAACGGCGCTACCATTGGCACCAATGACTACGCTACCAGCAACACCTCTACCAAGGCGTTCGTTGGCTCCGATGGCACGACTGCTTACAACAGCACCTCGTCCAACGCTGCTGCTCTGACTGATGCGGCTATCCGTCGCACCATTCAGCGTCTGGATGACAACGACGTTCCTATGGACGGCCGTTTCTTCCTGATCCCGCCTTCGAGCCGCAACACCCTGATGGGTCTGGCCCGTTACACCGAGCAGGCATTCGTTGGCAACGGCGATGCAATCCGCAACGGTGAGATTGGTCAGTTGTACGGCATCGCTGTGTTTGCTTCGTCCAACGCTGACACCGCAGCGGGCAACAGCACCACCGAC